AGGACGTATAGCGGCCTATGTACCTAAACTTGGAGGAGACCCAGAAGAACCAATGTACTTTATGTATGCAAGTCCTTTTGGTGGTTCTAATAAGCAAGGTTCATACGGAATGTTTTCTGTTCCGCCTGATGGTGGAGTTACTATATTAGTATTCTTTGCAGACAACGGAGTTCTAAACGAAGGTTACTGGTTCGCAGTAGCACAAGAAATTCCTGGAACAGTATCGGGTGGAGCGGCAGGAGTTGCCAATGCAGACGGTTCTGGTATGGGAGAAGGCATAGCAAAAGATGTCAAAGTTGCGAAAGTAACACCAACTAAATTAGAAGATTTACAAAGCATAGACGAACAAGACCAAGCAAATTCAAATAGAAATGTTAACACTGCAAATCAAGGTATATTCTCAGATAATAAAAGAGGCCAATCTACTGCAAGTCCATTACGTGATGCAAACTATGATACAACACAATCATCAAAAGTATACGGCTGGACAACACCGGGTGGCAATGGTATTACAATGGACGATGGGTCTGTCGGAGACGATGGCACTATTCATCCTAATCAGATAAGAATTTCTACTGGTTCAGGAGCACAAGTTATTGTTGACGGTACAAATGATTTTGTATATGCAATTAATAGTTCGGGTTCTGGTTGGGTAGAAATAGGCGCAGATGGTGAAGTTATGGTTTATGCCGAAGGCAATATGTCTATTCGTACTGAAAAAGATTTCAATCTACGTGCAGATAAAAATATAAACCTTGAAGCAGGTGAAAAGATTAATGTAAGAACTGGTGACAACTACAACTTGAATGTAGGAAATCAATATCATACAAAAACAAAAGGCTCTACGTTTTTAGAAAGTGGAGGAGCATTGCATCAAAAAGTAGAAACAAATATGTATGTTAGTACAGTAAATGGAAAACTACATCTTAACGGTCCTATGGCTTCTATCGCTTTTGATATACCATTAGCCGCACAACCAGATATACAGAATTTAGAAAATACACAAATAGACGAAAGTATCATACCTAAGATACCAACACACGAACCGTTTTTACGTGGAACAGAAACAGTACAAAAAGCCGCAGATGGGTCTACCCCAGGTGCAACAACTGATTCACAAAAAGCAGGAAACGAAATTGCTAAAGACCCTACTAGTGCAGAAGGGCAAGTTAATGCCGCAAATCAGGGCGACCAATCAACTGAAAATGTTCCTGGTCTACCGCCTGGAGAAGGTCTAGCAACTATACGTTCAAGTAATGGTGTTGGTTGTGAAGTTGCAGAAATATTCCAAGCTAACTTCCAAGGACTGATTGATGATTTAGAAGCAACAGGATATGTGATAAGAACATTAGGTGGATACTGTAATAGAAATCAAAGAGGTGGTTCAAGACCTAGCTTCCATGCAATGGGAGCCGCTATAGATATTAATGCATATGCACCAAATGGATATGCAAAAACTAGACCATCAGGTTGGAATCCTGGAGTAACTAGAGGCGTTGACAAAGGTTGTGACTTCCCATTAAATGTAGGTGAAATAGCCGCTCGACATGGTTTAGGTTGGGGTGGTAACTGGAGTGCGCCATGGGATCCGATGCACTTCTCAGCCGCTAGTGTAGAACGTGGTGCATACATATTAAAACGTTCATACAATGTAGCAGATACTTCTTCTGTAACAGGAACAACCGCAGTGAGGTTATCATAATGTTATTTGATAAGAGAAAAGGTTCGTTATTAAATTATATTCAGCTTCCGTTGAATGTTGTAACTCCTAATGGTACCTACTTAGGCACAGGATATAAAGCAACTGGTGAACCAACTTATATCTTATCTCATGTTAGATTAACTGTATTTCCTGTAGTTGATTTAGTATTCAGTGAAATGAGCAAGAATGCAATTATAGATACAAGCACACCAACATTAGACATGAAAGATAATATATTAGGTTATGGATATCAAGTAACGAATACAGAATTACGTTATGGGTTTATAACAGTTGCATCACAAAGAATAGATATATCTACAAAAAAGATTACTAAACAAATGGCAAACTTTATATTAGAAAAGCAATTACGTAATGTAGGAAATGTTTTAGAAAAGTTTGTTAAGAAAGAATTATCTCAACCACAATTCGATGCATTGTTATATTACTTTTACAATGAAGGTGTTGACAAAATTGAAAAACATCCTATTATTGCATTAATCAATAATGAAAAGTGGTATGATATTACGGATGAAATTCAGACTAATATAAAAAAGAATAACGGCCAGTTCGATGAAAAACTAGCCGCCATGAAAATTAAAACTTCTAAGATGTGGAGTTTTGTTCCTGGCTTTAGTTAAAAGCCTTAAGATATTCTTCATTACTTGTTTCGAACTTAATGAAGTGACCAAAGTGTTTATCCATTACTTTTAGCAATTCGATATAATCACCAGACTTCATTTCGTCCATTAGCTTAAATGGGTTTAATCCACATTGCTTTGCTAATTTATTTGACGTTGCAAGTAGATAGAAAGCATTACCAGCCGAACTATCTAAATCAATTACGTACTCCCGTACTTCACTTTTTTGAACTACAGCCATTATGCTACCTCCTTCCAACCAATTGATGCACAAACAAATTGTTCGCCATCTTCATTTTCAACTACGTCACTAACACTAACAGAATACATAGGAGCCAATCGCTCAATGTTTTCGTCTGGCCCAATGTTACCTATTTCAAACACTTTTTCTAAACCGTCAGCAGTAATGTTTGATACATGAGTGTACCAATTATTATCCATTGCCTTTTTAGCTAATGAACCTACTTCGTCTTTAGCGAAAGACATATCCAACTTAGTTAGATGCTTAGGAACACTATTATGTCCTTCAGCATTAACTTTGTCAACTTCTGCATCTGTAAGATGAATTTGATATAGTTTAAATTTCATAGTTCCCTCTCTTTGATTATGTAATTATAATAACACGATTCTCGAATCTGTCAAGTTTTTTAGTCTAACCTTGAACCAGCATATGCTTTGAAACCATATGATTTCATTACTTGAGCATAAACTTCTGCACCTTTTTCTTTGGCGTCAATGTTTTGACCTCGATACTCACCTGGATTCCACAACTGCCAAGCCTTGCCTGTCCAGTCTTTTTTAAATCCAACAGATTCTAAACCCCTACGTTCTTGTTTACCAAGTTTAGTGTTACCTTTGTTTTCAGGATAAACAGTAACCCATGCAAAACCACATGCATATTGGTCTTCGCCTTTTAAAACATCACTGAAAAATGTATCAACTGCTTGTACAGCCTGTGTTTTTGCCTCGTTTGCAACTTCTTGATATGTAGTCATTTAGTCCTCTCTTTCATTCAATATAAGTATATTATACTACGATTCGCTATTCTGTCAAGTTTTCACACTCTTTTTTATAACAAATATCATTAAATCTTAGTTTAGGTCCATTGTTTTCTACATATTTCTCTACATGTAATACTTTCTGCATATTAAATGCACCTAGACCAGAAAAATCATTCATAAACTTATCACAATTTACATTCAAATCAGAACAAGATTTGCCTCGTTTGATATCAGAATAATATGCAACATCATCTTCTAATTTAGTAGTCATATGATGTCTATATAATCCAAACTTAAATCCCAATTCACGACCAAAAGGATTGATATCGCCTGCAAATGATAATATTAGTTCATCGTTTGCCCACACACGAAATATTTCTTTTCCTTTAATCATATTGATTTGCATAACAACATCGACCCATTTGTTTCGATAGTTGTCTTTTGGTATTGAAATAAAATTATCTTTAAAAGAGCATTGTTTACGATTTGCCCCACCGTCTATTTTACGTGTCCAACATAACCAGTCACCAGTTTCAAGTTGAAAACCTAATTCACCATTAGTGATATTCCATGAAAATACTTGTGTACCTTCTTGTTTATTTTTTCTTAATTTCAAATCAAACAAACTAACTGTATGATTATTACTTCCTAAATTCTTAGGCATGAACATTGATAACTTATACCAGTATTCTTTTCCGTCCCACATTTCACGTTTATATTCTTTTTCACGTATTTGAATACGTTGAGCATTGCCCCAACCCATATCACGACCAGCATCACCGATGCTACCTATATCAGATTGTTTTAATGTAATTTCTAATGCATCACGACCGTGAAAGTTACCAAACTGTAATCGTTCATGTGGCATGTGTTTAGAGTTATCTGAAAACTGCATCATGTTTGCAGTTTTACTATCCATTATATGTGTAAGATTTTTGTAGCTATATCCATAGCTATCTGCGAATGCAGATGAAGACAGAAATAGACTAGCAATTACTAATTTTTTTATCATTTATTATCTCTCAGTTAAGATAATAATATAACACGAATCGCTATTTTGTCAAGTTTTTACGCCGGTCTTTCGTTAAGAATTTCGTCAATTAAGCCATATTTTAGTGACTCTTCTGGACCCATGAATTTATCTCTCTCCATATCAGCATGTAATTCATCAAAAGTCTTACCTTTTGAATTGTGTTTTACATAGATATTAGTCAGACTTTCTTTAACTTTTAGAATTTCTTTTACTTGGATTTCCATATCAGTTGCTTGACCGCCTGCACCACCACTTGGTTGATGTATCATATGTCTTGCATGAGGTAGCATAAATCTTTTACCTGGAGCTCCAGCATTTGCTAAGAGAGAACCCATAGAACATGCCTGACCTAAAACCATTGTTGAAACATCTGGTTTGATAAATTGCATTGTATCATATATCGCCATGCCGGCTGTGACAGCCCCACCTGGTGAATTGATATAAAAATGTATATCTTTTGTTGGATTTTCTGCTTCTAAGAATAGAAATTGGGCACAGATTAAGTCTGACTGATAGTCATTTACTTCACCTGTTAAGAATATAACTCTTTCTTTAAGCAAACGAGAGAATATATCAAAGCTACGTTCTCCATTTGCAGTTTGGTCTACGACCATTGGTACTAAATTAGGCATACTTTTATTTATTCTCCGTTTTTATTATGATTATGATAGATTATATAGTAAATGAAATAAAAAGTCAATACTAAAAGTTCGAAGTTTATACAATGATAAATACTCTTAATAAGTAAAGAGAGTATATAATGGCAAGATTTATAGGTTTTAGTACTAAAAATAAACAGGCAATCAATCACACACTAACTGGAAAAGAGTTAGTTGTCGAAGATTTAATGAATCATATCATGACCCGTAAAGGTGAAAGAGTGATGATGCCTACTTATGGGTCTATCATACATGATATGATATTCGAACCATTGACTCCTAACACAAGAACACTTATTGAAGAAGATTTAACAAACATCATCAGTGATGAGCCTAGAGTGAATTTAGAGAACATCAACTTAACTGAAGGTGAACATACAGTCACAGCCTCTATCAGTGTAGCGGTTTTACCTGAAAAAGAGCCTATCACACTTACGATAGATTTAAAGAGAGAATAAAAAATGAGTCAAGAAAGAGTAGATAACTTATTTGCAAGTGAAAGCTGGACCAGTGTATATACTGCTTTCAGTAACGTGAGTTTGAAGTCTTATGATTTCGATACAATACGTGAAAGTTTACTTGCGTACATCAATAAGACATATCCAGAAAAATTTAATGATTTTATAGCAAGTTCTGAATTCATTGCGATTTTAGACCTTGTAGCATACTTAGGTCATTCACTAGCATTTAGAAATGACATGAACACACGTGAAAACTTTATGGATACGGCTGAACGCCGTGAAAGTATTTTGCGTATGGCAAGAACACTTGGTTATATAAAAACAAGACCAATCAATGCAAGTGGTATGATGAAAATCACAAGTGTAACTACTACAGAAGATGTTGCAGACAACGAAGGTAATTCTCTCGCCGGTGTCGTTGTAAACTGGAACGACTCTAACGATGTAGATTGGTATGAAAAATTCACTACAATTCTAAATTCTTCTTTCAATAAAAATACAAAAATTCAAGACCCTAGTGCAAGTTTAACAGTTGGTAATGTAGAAAATTATCTGTACGAAATAAATGAATCACTTTCATCAAAATCTATTGCGTATGCATTTACAACAAATGTAGCAGGAGCGAATAGAAGATTTGAGGCAGTAAGAGCAAGTTTTGAGAATGATAAAATCATAGAAGGTGCTCCACTGAATGATAAAAATTTCACACTTATTAATAGAAATGATAATCTAGGTCCCGCATCAGACAGAACAGGTTTCTTTGTTTTAGCAAAAGCAGGAACATTAGAATTTGAAAACTTTTCTTATGGCGTGAAAATGTCTAACAGAGTAGAAGCAATTACAAATGAAAATGTTTCTAACACAGATGTTTGGTTACACAAGTTAGATTCAAATTTATTATACAAATCAGATGTTACTAAAGTTGATAATGATACACGTGAAACTGCAATATATAATTCTTTAAGAACAGGTTCAGGTGATATTGTACACATAACAACAGGTACAAACAATACAATAGAATTAAGATATCCAGATGGGATATTTGGCAATGCGGCATTTGGAGATTATAGAGCATGGTTCAGAACAGTTTCAAATGAAAACTTTTCTATTCAATCAGGCGATATTGATAACGTTGCTATATCTATTCCATATGTAGGCGCAGATGATAAAACATACAGACTATCAATTACTATGGCAAGCACCAAAGACTTTGGTGAAAACTTTGCAGGTGAAACATTTACAAGTGTAAGAAGAATTGCACAGAAGGCATACTATTCACAAGATAGAATGGTTAACGCACAAGACTATAATGTTTATCCTTTAACACTAGGTAATAACATTGTAAAAAAATTAAAATCAGTTAACACAAGTTTTGCAGGTAATTCTCGTTACTTTGAAATGGACGATGTTACAGGACATCATTCAAATCTAAGTATTACAGGTACAGACGGTTCCATATTTATCGAAGATGAACCAATGAGTGTTGCTTTGTTCTTTAATAGAAACAGTGGTGATGCAGATGACTTTGTTAGAAACGAAATGTCAAGAGCATTAGGACACGCATCATTGTTTAATAAGTATCACTTCTTATATAAAAACGATGTTAGTGCAAATAGAGTTATAAATGAATCTTATACTAAAAGTGATTTAAATAATTTACAAATTGACGGTGCCTCAGGTGCACCATGGGGTGTAGCACAAGGAGACTACTTACATTTAGTAGGCACATCGGGTGCGGAGTATCATGCACGTGTTGTTAGAGTAGTAAGTCCAGATACATCAGGACTATCAGTAGATCCAAGTTCAGTTGTATTAGATAAAATTATACCAGAAGATGGTACTGTAAAAACTGCTGTAAGAGGATATAGAACTAAGTTTATTGAAGATGCAGGTTTAGGAATTACAGAAATTTCAGATGTCAAACAAAAGATTGTTGATGATGCTTCAACATTCACTTTATATTATGATTTAAGAGATAACGCAACAGATTTATGGACATGGAAAATTTGGGATGGTGTAACACCAACCAGTTTAGCAGATAAAATTAGTTTAGAATTTAAATATAATGCAGGTATACGTGCAAGTGAAGCCATGTACACTGCTAAATTTACTGGTAAGAGAGTAGTATTTGAAAGTTACGACCAAGTAAAATTTTACTATGGCAACAAAGATATTGTCGTAGACAATGAAACAAATCTTGCTGAAAGAGATAAAATTCTAATTAACTATTATGATGGTGGTTCTTTAAATGTTCTACCAGATACAAAATATAATGATATCGTAACAATCGGTTACGCACCAGTTACTGGTTTCCAAAGCAATGGAACAGGCGGTGGAACATTTAATGCAGTATACAGACACACAGGTGCAAAAGACAACCTTGAACTTATAGATCCTACTTCTGTTAATATAGATAACCCACTTACTCCAACAAAATATACACATCAATTAGTATCTCCAGTAGGTATTACATATGATTTACCTGATGGTTCGGTCACAAGTCCGACAGCCGCTAATGAAAATATTATCGGTGCAGATCCACAGTATACTATAACACTTGAAGTTGCAGATATATCACAATTTATTGCAAACGTTACAAGTATCGAAACTGGTTCATCAGTGAATTCATCAACTGAAACATTTATTTCATCAGATACTATACCTATCGTAACTGATACATCAGCGGCCGCAGTAGCAAACGCAGAAGCATCGTTTAGTACTGTAACAAGTACTAACTTAGAAAACACATACGGATTTAAAGGTCTGCCTTCATTGGCATATTTTGGTACAGCACCTACGACAAACAATTTCTTATGGATTGATATTAGTGCATTACCAACAGGAGAAACTTCAACAAGTGCTACGTTTGGTATGACAGGTGTACAAAAAGATTTTATTACTGGCTTTGATCCAAATACTAATTTGTTTACGTTTACATATCCTTTCAAAAATTGGGGAGTATTAGCAGACGGCACAGGCGGTGATGGTATAATTAGTGCTGATAATGTAGATGATAATGTTAGGTTTAGACAACTTGCATATGGTGAACTTAATTTTTCAACTACAGAATCTATAACGCAATTCAACATGATTATCAAAGATGCTAATGATAATATAATTGATAACGAACATTTAGAATTAGTAGCTGGTTCAGGTAATGCATACAAAATTATTTTCTGGACTATAGATCCAGGCGTAGGAAGTTTATATAATATATTCATTGGTGACGGAAGTGCAACTACAGACTTAGATGATTTTAGTGTAAAAGTTATTGCAGAAATCGAAGTAGCAAAAGGTGTTGAAACACAAACATCATCTTATGATACTACTGGTGCATATGTTTATGATGATTTTAGAATCAATACTGGTTATGATGATGCACGTAAAGTTAAACTACTTACACTTGATACAAAAGGAAATCCATACGGAATATTAAATATATTTAACTCTACAGATGCACAAAATAATATATTAATTTCTAAATTCGTACAAGAGTCATATATCGAACCAACTCTTAACATAACATTACACCGAGCGGCAAAAACAGCAACAGCTGGCCCGGCATCAAATAATACTATAGCACCCGCAGTACAAAGTCCAGATTATACTTTATGGTTTAACACTGATAATAATTCATGGTATCTATATCAAGCAGGTGTATGGACAACATCATTTGTTTATGCAGAAGCTATTCCAGGAGATCCCAAATGCATTTATTATGGATCTACAAAATATGAAGTTGTAGATGGAAAAAGTTTTGTTGAAGATAAGTTTATGAGTTACAGATGGGATCATTATGCAGACATAGACAAAAGAATTGATCCTAGTACAAGTAATATTGTTGATATGTATGTTCTTACAAGTGATTATGTAAGACGAGTCAATCAATGGATAGCTGGTGGATTTAAAACAGAAATTCCAGTAGCGCCTAATAATTTTGAATTGAAATCTCTAATGGGTGGTATTGAACCCAAGTCAGCAATCGCAGACCATATATCATACATACCAGTTAAGTTTAAATACTTGTTTGGTGCATATGCTACTCCTGAAAATCAAGCATCTTTTAAAGTTGTTAAAAAATCAGGAACTGCGTACACAGACAGTGAAGTTAAAACAGCCGTATCATCTAAAGTAAATGAATACTTTGCACTTGATAATTGGGAGTTTGGCGATACGTTCTACTTCTCAGAATTAGCATCATACTTACATCAACAACTTGGAGATTATATTGCAAGTGTCGTTATAACACCTAAATTTTCTACTAGTGAGTTTACAGACTTACTAAGTATTACTAGTGAACCAAATGAAATTTTCTTAAGTGTTACTACATCAGAAAATGTCAAATGCATTTCAGCAATTTCAACATCAGAACTTCAAGGCGAGGATGTAACAAGCAATGGCTAAGAATAAAATTTATGACTTTCTTCCAGGACATTTAAAGAATAGTGAATTACAAACTATCTTTGAAGGTACATTGGAACGAGCATTCTCTAAAGGCTCAGTTGAGAAAACTAGAGCATATATAGGTAGAAAAGAAAAGGGAATAAACAGAGAAAACGATATCTATCTAACTTTCCCTCCACACGCATTCAATCGTGAAAATTACGGATTAGAACCAGTCTATGCTAGTACATATGATAAAGTATTCTATGAAGATATGCTTAATGCACTATTCAATAAAGGTGCATTAACAAATGACCACAGAAGATTATTCGATACAAAAAAGAAAACAATTAACATTCCAATTCATTTAGATAAGTTTATTAACTTTGAAATGTATTATTGGATTAAACCAGGGTTCGACACATCTATAACTGGTAGTACTAAAAAACATTATGTTACTATTGGTCGAGACCAATTAAATATTTGGGCAGTAGATAACTGGTGGGCAAACGAAAATCAATGGTATCACTATGACGATATTAAAAATCTTATCACAGAAAATAATAGTGAGTTTATGGAACAAGCTAAAAGACCTATCATTGAATTTGATAGCAGACTTGAACTTAGTAATGATAGTTTAGCCAAAGTAGCTGGAACAAATTGGGAATGTCCTACATTTAAAATATATGACAAAGACGGTGAAGTAACTGATATAAATGCAAAAATATTTTCATATGTATTAGGCGATGATACACTATATAATGCAGACCAAGAATTAGGGTTTACTCCATTAATGGTCGCTGGTGATTATATAAGTGAGTTTCAATTCAATATCGATATGGCAGACGACCAACAGTTTGATGTAGATGGTCAAGTGCAACCAATATATATTGATACTGTATTTCCTTATAGAAACTTTAGACAAGAGTTTGGAAGAGAAGCAGGAACATCATTAACATTATCACAAGCACCTCAAAGTGAAAATGCAATAGATGTATATATTGATGGCATAAAATTACAAAGACTTAACCCAAATACAAATAATCCAACTAACTACACAGTTGATGTTACTACTAATATTATAACTTTGAACAATGCACCAGAAGGTTTTGTATACGTTGACTATTGTACAAACAGTCCTGTAGTAAACGACGGTGACACTGGTTTTCAAAGACTACATCATTCATTAGAATTTAACGTTGATAATAAAACTTACACAAACACAAATTTATCTTATTCATTAGTTTATGAACATTTTTTAAGAATAGTAGAAACTACACCTGGTCTTACAGGAGATGCAAACGGTTTTAACAATTTTAGAAAATTAACAGCAACAGGTATTACAACTACATTTAATAACAGAGGAAGTGTATTAGTTACAAACTCAGTTGATGTAAAAGATGCCTTCTTTGCATTGACTAGGGACGATTACGACCCAATCAAAGCAGTTGAGTTTTTATCTACAACATATCAAGGTTATAAAAATAAACTAGTTACTACAATAAGAGAAATCTTAGATGGTGCAGGCAGTACATCTAAATCAGATTTATTAATACTTGAAGAAGCACTTAATAATATTTCTTTATCTAAAAGAGATAGCATCAGTATATTTGACAAACTTGACATGATTAATAATGGTGAAATATTTTCTCATTTCCAAGAAGCAGAAATAACTATTACACCTAATGCTAAAGAACAAACTGTCCCATCAGAAATATTACCTTTCGGAGAAGACAGGGCAGTATCAGTATTTAAAGATAATGTATTGCAAAGATTAGATGTCGATTATACAATATCTGATACAGGTAATGAAATAACATTTAAAGAAGATATACCAAGCACTAGTACAATTATAGTAAGAAGATACGACAGTATCAAAGAAGCATATATTCCACCAAGTGCAACTTATTTAAAATTAAATCCTGCGTATAAGCCTGAAATGGTAGTAGATGAAAACTACTCTAGCAACGTAAACTTTCTTAGAGGTCATGACGGATCATTAATGGCGTCATACGGTGATAGAACAGATTCAATTATGTTGATGTTCGAAACTTTTATTTGGAATAACTTAGATAAGAATATTGAAAGAACAACACTAGACTATGTTAATTACGGAGTTTATCAATCTGCAAATAGCGGAGAGTGGAGCAATTCTGAAAAGAACTACACAATGTATCCTTTCTTCAAAAAGTGGATGATTAGAAATAACATAGATGATTTAAAAAATACTACATTTGATGTTAGTGATTGGAAGTCATGGAACTATAGAAATTATGATGCAACATCTCCGGGAAACTGGCGTGGTATATTTGAGTTTGCTTATAATACAGATAATCCACTTGAAGAACCTTGGAAAGTAGCAGGGCTATCACAAGAACCAAATTATACAGTTAACGCAGGTAATTTTGTTGTAGGAAAAGAATACCAAATTTTAACAAGAGGCAGTTTAGCAACAGAAACAGATTTTACAACTATTGGTGCTAGTGCAAATTCAGTAGGAACTACATTTACTGCTACTGGCGCCGGAACTGGCACAGGGACTGCACAAATAACATTTAGAGAAAGATTTGGTTCAGATTTTACAGACCCTTCTTTTTGGAATAATTTATTTATATACTATAATATTTCGAATATTCCAGTTCCAGTTGGTTCTAACAATCAGTTGCGTGATATCAATAGTCTATTTTTTAATAGTCAGATTGGCAATAATGATATAGGTAGACTAAGTGAAGATTGGGAATTCGGTGACGGTTCTCCAGTTGAAATGGCATGGAGACGTTCAAGTGAATATCCTTTTGCTCAGTTTATTTTAATGACGTTAACTAAGCCTTTTAAAATTCTTCACACATACAAAGATGAAGTTAACAGAGCAATCGAAATTAATAATAGTAGAGAAGGACATAACACTTCTCAGATTCTTTTACAAAAAAGAGAATACGAATTTAAATTAGGTTCTAAATTGGGTGGGTTTGTAAACAACTTTAGATTGTTTGCAGAAAACACTTCTATGTCTAACAGTAAGTATACAGAGATACCTAAAGACAATTATGAGTTAGTAATACATTCAGGAGAACCAAATAGAAGTGAATTTTTCAGTGCAATAGTAATTGAAAAAGTTTCAATGGATTCTGCACATCCAATATACGCATTAGGAAATACTGCTTCATATAAACCAGGCGATATTGTATATAACGAATCTGATAAAAAATATTATAAAAGAAAGTTAGACGGACAAACAACGGCAGAATTTACTGGTGCTATAAATTTTGATTATCAAGCATGGGTAATGATTTCACAGCCTAAGACACAATCTTTTGGTTATAGAGTTCAAGGATACGATGAAGTAAATCCTACATTCTTTGCTATGGATTGGGACAGAAGTTCTGGAGAAAAAGCATTCAGTACTAAAGGCGATAGAATGAATCTTAATGAATGGCAAGAAGGATATTTCTATAGACAAGACAGTTACATGAAATATCAAGGTCAGGCTTATGTTTGTTTACGTGAACATACATCAACAACATTATTAGATGATAACATTGAAGATTGGAAACAATTAGTAGAATGGCCTACAACTAATGTTATCACTGCATATGGGTATAAAGAATTTCAAAATGATGCAATTAAATCTTTTAACTATGGAGACATAGTAACTTCAATAGATGATGTTGCACACTTAATGGTAGGCTATCAGAAATATTTAGAATTAATAGGTTGGGGTTTAACAGATATAGATGAACAAGGTAACACAATAAATTATGAACAGTTACTATTAAAGTTTTTAGAGTGGAGTTCAGAAACACATGAACCAGGTGACTTTATTACATTGTCTCCTATGTTACTATCAGGTAATTTTACAGCACCGTACGGTGTAGCAACAGTAAGAAAAGAAACACATAAAAACTTTTATCGTGTAGTCGATGCATCAGGTAGATTAATTCCAAATACTTCAATTAACTTTACGACAGATGGCAAAACAATAAACTTTAGAAGTGATGTTCCGATTTACGGAATGAAAATTGATATTAAAGATGTTGAACACGCATTTGTTGTAGACAGAGTAGATAGTTATAACGATGTTATATATGATCCTCACAATCATAATAGAAACTTACGTATGCAAATTGATTGTAATAGAAATATCGATTGGGACGGTACATTAACAGTAGATGGTTATTTAACATACGGCGATGAACTGATTCCAAACTTTGAAACTATCGCAGAAGAATCAAAATATTATAGAGATACACTTATTGACCAAAGTTTAGATTCAACTAACACTCTTAAAGGTTCACAGATTGGTTATAGCAAAAGAGCATATCTTTCAAATCATGGAATAGAAAGAGAAAGTTCATTAGAGTTTTATAAAGGATTCTTATCTCATAAAGGAACTGAGTCTGCTATCAATAGAATTATTAACAACAATAGTAACTATAAAGATGTTACACACCAAGATGTTTGGGCAGTAAAAATTAATGAATATGGAAAATTAAACAACGGATATAAAGTATCACAAGATGTCAATACTATTGAAATCTTAAGTGATCCACATACGATTTCATATGATAATCTTCCACAACCATTCGTATTCAGAGAGATACCAAAGTATTACCCTGTAAAGACTACAGGATATGTTGACGGCAGTGATGTAAATCACACAGTAAAAACAGAATATGATTTAGTAAATTTAAATAATGAAACATTATATGAAGGCGATACTGCATGGATTCAATTTGATCCTAACAGAGAATGGGACGTAAGAAGATTAAGTGAAGTTGCAGAAATTGCCTACATAGGTGAAACAGATGATAACCAATTATACATTGGTTTAACAAATGAAATCGATACAGTTGAAACTGTATATTTAAAAATTAAAAACTCAACTATTGATCCCGAAGTTGCTGATTATTATTATCTAGTAAGTAACGGAACAAAAACAGTTGATGGTATATTAATTTATGAATACTTAGTATTTGAATTAAACTACGAACCTCTTATTGTTGAGATTGATAGTTCTACAAGTAATAGTTTATTTGTACCAACTTCATCACAACAAGGCGTTGAAGCTATCGGCTCGGTAAGTAATCCAGTTATATCTGCTGGTGACAGTCTCGTTATAGATGGAACAACATTCTCATATGTACCAGGAAGTGGAACATCATCTAGTGGAATAAACATTGGTGGTGAATCAGCAACAGTTGATCCAGTTGTTTCTTTAAATGAAAGAATGCAGATGATTGTATATGGGGCAAACGGAACAATAGAAAACTCAAATACACTTGTTACATTTAGAGGTACAACTGCAACAGCAACATCTGGTTTAACTTCTCAAAAAGATGATGAAGTCACAATCAATGGCACAACACTTACAGTTGATTTTAGTGCAGTATCTAGTATCAGTGAAAGTTCTACTGCAACAGAAACTACGGCAATATCTGCTGGAGAAACTGTAATAGTAGATAGTGTAACAAAATCTTTCGCAGATTTAACAGTCACAGGAACAGTACTAGCACCAACGATACCACAAAACAAACCACTACAGATTAATGGAACACTGTTATCATTAATATCAGGAGATGATGTTGATGCAGTTATAACAAATATTAATACAAATAGTATAGATGTTGTTGCAAGTAAAACAGTTGATGATGAATTAGTATTGACAACTAGTTCTGGTGTTTTAGAATTATCAGGATCAGCATTACAAGATTTAGGTCTATCTACAGGCACTTCTTATAGAGCAAGTAAGTTTGAAAACATTGCTACAGAATTGTCAACAATCGCTGGTATAACAGCCACTGTATCAGTAGGTGGCATACTAACAATAGCAAGTTCAAACAATACAATGGTCTTAGGTGGTACTGCATTAACGACATTAGGAATGAGTGCTGGTACATACAACGCAACATCTGAACCAACATCAACATCAGTAGTAAATCAAATAAATTCTATTCCTGCTTTATCTGGAGTGACAGCAACAGCAACAGGTGGTGCAATATCGATTACAAGTTCTAATCCAACTTTAGAAATCGTAGAAGTAACTGCTGGCGCAATGAGTAGATTAGGATTTTCATCTACAACAGTTACAGTAGATTCTCTAACAAACATAAAAGAAGATATAGAAAATCAAGCACTATCAGGCGTTACGGGTGTAACAGTTACGAAAGGAACTTCTGGAAGACAATTACAAATTACAAGTACACAATCTAGTATTGTTCTAACAAATGTAATTGGTAACCCACTTAATGACATAGGTATACCAGTAGGAACATATTCAAATGCTATAACTACTAGCAGTAGTGCAACAGAATTCAAAGACCAAATAAACTCACAATCAACAGACGTATCTGCAAACATCACTAGTGATGGTAGAATGGTATTTACAACAAGTAATGTTAGTTTAACATTTAGCGGAACAACAGAAGCTATGTTAAATAAATTAGGATTGTATAGAGAATATACTAGTGTAACAAGTAATGCTAATTTCAAAGCAATGCGTTGGAAGTCTATGAGATTTACTCCATTCTTTAGATTTGAAAAGTTTGATGAATTCTATACTGACTTAGGATTAAATTCAGAAGCATTAATTTGGGCAGACGATTATGATGGTGAAGGCTGGGCTATTTTAACTAGAAATAGTACAGGAACATTATTAATAAGAAACAGACAAGCAAATACACTTGAAGTAGATTATATGAAACGTATGATTTTACGTGATGGTGAAAACTTCTTTAACTATCAGTTATTCGATCCACTAAACTTAAAGTTCCCAGGAACAGCAGTTAAAGACATTGATTATATAACTTGGGAAGATCCTGCAGGATATGATGAAACAAGTTCTAATGAATTGTGGCTTGATGAGAATTTAGGAAAGATTTGGTGGGATACAAGTCTTGCACGTTATTATAGATACAACGATTACGGTGACTTGAACAAAAACTTAGTAGAAGCACACGTATCAAAATATTGGGGCAAGTTAGTTCCAGGTTCAGAAATCAATATCAAACAATGGTCAAAGAGTCAGGAACTTCCAGAAGGAATTACAACGTTTACAACTAAAGTTTATTTTGATACGATTAAAAATAAATCTATTACTGAATACTTTTATTGGAGTGAAGTTGGCAGTGAGCCTGTAGGAAACAAATCTCTAAGCATTGCAGAAATAAAAATGCTAATCGAATCTGGAGATATTAATAATAAATTTATTCCAATCTCAGGTAACAAAATTATTATAAGCAATAATGCTTACGTATTTGAAAATGAAAAAATATCAGCAACGGTCGAATATAGAGTAACACCAGATATAGATACTAAACACATTGACTGGAGATTTATTAAGGAAGGCGGAGACCTTGGTGCACCAAGTTCTGTAGTTGATGGAGAAATATTAAATCAACTTACAGATAGCCTGGCAGGTATAACGTTCCAACAATATGACCAAAAATTAGTCGAACAGTCTATGTTAGGTGATCCTAACTTTGCTAGTATACCTTTCCCAATTTTATCAGGATTGTACGGTGAAGGAACAGATGATGCAACAATAAACAATATAGTTGCTACATTGAATTCTAAAATAATTGATGCCAAGGATATTAGTTTTGATATCGATCCAGTAAATGCCATGAACGCAAAATTAAAAATTGCTTCATCTGTTACTGTATTAGTTGATGATGTAGTTAGAGTATACAGAGTACAGCCTGTAGCAAACAGTTGGTTTACAAATCTACAAAGTGCTAGAGAAAACTTTTCTTCACTTATGAATAAAGAAATGAGTAACAGATTCTTAAAAGGTGACTTCCCATTCTATAAAGATTTTATACACCCAGATGAATTAGCTATGTCTATGAAAGATTGGTATCTAAAAGACGAATACAAAGAAATTAAAAGATTTGGTTATCTATCTAAGACAAGAACATTTGACATGTTAAAATTATATAGAGAAGGAATCAAATCATTTAAATTAGAATTACCAACTCATAATGAATTCTATGCAGAACATGAAGGTGTTCTACGATTAGTTAATAGGTCTAGTAGTTCATTGAATTTATCTTATGTAGATGTTGTCAAACCAGAAAATGACGTAGCATCAGAACAGTATTACGAAAACGCATTGGGTGTTCAGATACACGAACTATTTTCTTTATTGAGAGGTTATCCTGTACCTTATCTTCTTAATAATATGATATTCGGTATGATTAATTATTTGTATACTGAAAAGTCACATCCAGATTGGTTATTCAAATCAAGTTACATAGATATAAGATTATTCCACAGAGAGTTTAGACAATATGCAATATACCAACGTGATAGTGAAGAAGATATTGTAGAGTATATTAATGAAGCTAAACCTTATCACACTAAGATAAGAACTAAGAGAAGACACTACAATCAAAACGAAGTTGCAAACACAAATGTAGATATAGAAGAATTGCACAAAATTAAACTTGACTTTGGTAATCATTCACGTTATAGTGATGACATACTAGAAGGCGGAAATGAAAATATCATTGATGCAGATAACTATCCAGACATAGAAGATGGAACTTGGGAGCAAGGAAGACTATTAAGAACAAGATATCAGAATACAAATGACGAAGGTGGGTTCGATACTGGCTTAGTTCTTCCTAAGTTTTTAGATTCCTCAACTGTGAAAGTCAAGAGATACACTGACGATACCAGAACTACACATGACAAGACTTATATGTTTGTGTATGATATGTTTGGTCGTGGGTGGAAAATAGAAGTGAAAGCCGAATCGACTGCTACAACATTCGATGGAACGACATTAGTAGTAAATACTCCGGCATCCTTCACAACTGCATCTAAGAAGAACAAGAAATTGATTGCTTTTGAGAATGAGACAACAGGTATCATAGAATTTATGACATACAACAAGAAAGCATCACAAAACCTTACTATTGACGAAAGAGGTCTATATACAGGATTACACATATCTTCTGGCACTGCTAATAAAATTTATGCGTTAGATACGCCACTTGAAATGACGTTGCACGGTAAATTGAAGCCAGAGTGGATATAAAATGATATGGAAGGTATTTTGATAAATAGTTAAGATTACTAAGAGAGATAAAAATGTTTAAAGATAATATACAAGCACAAGTAGTGGGAATGCTCAAAATATCAGATGTTGAGACAGGAAAAGTACTTGTTGACAAGAAAAATGCTATTCATCCAGGTAATATGGCATATGTACTAGCCTGTGGGCTTGCTGGTCAACCAACAAGTGTCAATGGTACTGGTACATCACCGTTTATCAATTGGATGGCGTTCGGTAATGGCGGTAGTAATTCAACTACTACACTATCATACCGTTCTCCAAGAGTTTTCACAACATACGACAAGTTAGATATGACTGCGAGTAATTCAAAGTTATATTCTAAGACGTATCAACAGGAGACTACTAATACAGTATTTCATCCTGGACAAGATGAAGCTGGAATTACAATTCCAGAAAACACATCAAAGATTAATTTTAATGTAAAGCTGGATCACGACAAATACGAAGCAATGGTCAAAACAAGCGATCCAAGTGTTGATTTACCAATAACGGATAGCAATACCCATAGCCAAAGTGTCGCGGCGTTTACATTTGACGAAATTGGTCTATTAGCTGGCGTAACAGATGCTGGCGTATTAGACGAAACAAAGACCCTGATGCTAACACATGTAACATTTCATCCTGTGTTATTGTCAGCGAATAGGACTATCGAAATAGATTATACGATAACTATTCAACTTAGTTAAGAGAAATCCGGAAATGTCTCTTGATTAAGAATTTAATGACTAGTCAAATTTAGGAGTAAAAACATGGCGGTGATATCAAACAGTGACTTAAGTACACTAAGAAACACCTTGAATTCGATACTAAACGGTACGGGTGTACACGGTGGCTATAACCAGAGTCACACGGTAGCGGCCAATCCTGCGGCAGGAGATATAATTGATGATGCATATCAAGATTCTATTTTTTCTGCGGCAAGTAAGGTAGCAAATTATTATAACATTACAAATCCTTTTACGGCGGTTAATGCTGGTGATGTAATTGAAGATGAGCAATTTTTTAACGATGCAACGTCTTTTACTTCAACTATCAGTGACCACTTTGATAATCCTTGGAACAATTCAAGTGGTTGGGACATGAGTGTAACACAGGAAACTTCACAAACAGTGAGTGACTGGAACGGTGAGAAAATACAAATCGTAAGAGTTACATTCTCAGATGCAAACAATATGGATGCATGGTTCTCAGCTGGCGGAGAAATCCGAGTTACTGCATCACACAATGATACAACTAACAATCAGCAAGGAACTTCATGGGAGCAATTAACAGCAGAATTAGGAACATACAGAATTTCAGTACGTCCAACAGACTCAACTAACGTTGATTCTTCAACACGTAAAAAATATTCAGACTTAACTGGTTCTTATACAGAAATTAAAAAAGAATATGCAGACGATAGTGATTATAGTTCAAACTATATATGCATCGAAGCATACAAAGATACCAATCAAGTTTTTGTTAAAATTAAATTGGTAGATGCCCATACAGCGAGGTCAGATTCTGGTTCAGGATATGGCGGAGCATGGTCATGGTCAGGTGCAGACCAAGTGGTAGGCACATCTACAGTAACAGTCAATTCATTGAAGTTAGCTAACTCCGATGCGGGTTCTGTAAATATTTCGAACCCAAGTTTTACAGTAATAGACAATCTAGCTTAATAGATTTTCTAATGAAAAGAGATAGGTTAATAAGATGGCACCACAAAGTTACTACTTAGGAGGAAAGATACGAGCATCCGACTTTAACGGTTTCGCAGATGATATAAACGAAATTGTTGGAATTGGTGCGGGCGACTCTGGTTATGGTCAAAATCAACTCGTTATCCCTCACGTAGCAAGTGGCACAAAAATTAATGCTTCTCATATGCAGTTACTCCTAACTGCCTTAAAATTTGCAGGAAGACATCAGGGCACTACTATCAACTCACCGGAAGATACTAATGACCCTGAGTTTCCTTCTGCAGGACAAATAATTAAATTGCTACCGAACTTAGAAGTAGATATCACTAATGTTCGTGCAAATAAATTAAACTTTGACATAGCACAAATGACAGCAGAGTCAAACAAAATATCATCATCAAAAACATTCGATGTTCCAGGTGCTGGCGCAGTACACACTTGGAGTTCAAACGTAAACTATGAAGTATCTGTTATATTTGCAGATGAAGATGCACGTAGACATTTCTTTAATACAGGCAGTGACTTAAGAATAGATACATCATTAACAGGCGTTGATGCATCACACAAGCAAAGTGTAGATTGGCAAACGATGTTTTCTAATATCGGTATATTAAAACTAAGTCATAATCTTACAGAAGCGGCAGGCGGTGTAGGTACTCCAGCTGGAGGATTTACATCTTTAACATCAACATATGCTAAAATCTACGAAAAATCAGGCGGTGATGGTAGCAGTGGATACTATACAAATAACCAATTTGAAGTATATGCTAGACTAAATGGCAATAATGCTATAGATTTTAAGCTAGATTTTATTGATGCTTACACTACAAGTACGTTCAATTTGACAGATTACGTAGCAGGAACTCTAACAGTACAACTAGATTTGCTACGTGCAGACGACCAAGATGCATCAGGTAATGGTGTAGTAATCACTTCCCCAACATTTTCGCACATTTCACAACTTTAAGGCTTGACAAACGCCCTATTTTCTTGTATTATTATAAGAATACAAGGAGTATAACCATGTCAAAAAAAGAGAATATTACGCCTTCAAGTACCGAACTTGAACGGCTAGAAAGAGCATTAGAGTTTTCGAACACTATGCAGACTTTCAACCTTAATAAAAACAACCTAAAAGTTAAAACACAGAATTTACTGAGTTACAGTAGTTATGGTGGTACATTTAAAGTATCGCAAGAGTTAATTGGATTTATGAGTACTATTGTTAGTGCAGGCAAGACAGAAGTAATCTTGCTTGATAAGAATGATATTCCAGTTAAAATTGAAGATACTACTAAGTTCCTAGAAGATATTTCTAGTTTGTATTTTGAAGTTATCAATGAATACTATAATGACTATCAAAAGTTACGTAGTTCACGTAAGATTGAGAAGGTCTTGGAAATCTAATGAGCAAAGGAATTATAATCTTTGCGACAAATAATGGGTTACTAGATTACATAAAAATTGCATGTACATGTGCAGGTTATGTTAGAAAGAACTTATCAGGTTTTGATGAAATTGCTTTAGTTACAAACAACGAGTCATTATTAGATAATGAAGAATTAGTAAACAAGTATTTCGATAGAACTATTATTTCCGCATCAAAACAAGATAGTAATATAAGACTATTTAAGGATACTGCAAACCAATCGCAGTATGCACCTTTTGTCAATATGTCACGTAGCGACATATATGACCTCTCACCTTACGAAGAAAGTTTGGTTATCGATTGTGATTACTTTGTAATGAGTAACACACTTGACCAAGTATGGGGTAGTGAAAACGACTTCATGATTAATTGTCAATATAGGGATGTTGCTGGTAGACATGGCGGTAACATATCCTATATTGATGATTTCTCCATACCAATGTATTGGGCAACAGTGTTCTATTTTAGAAAATCTGAATACACTGAAAACTTATTTACTTTAGTTAGTCACATAAAAGAAAACTATAAGTATTATTACTACTTGTATAATTGTTCGGGTACATTATTCAGAAATGATTTTGCATTTTCAATGGCTGTTCATATCTTAAATGGACAAGTAGCATCTAACGTACCATCGCTACCTATGGACTATCTAAACAATAGTTTCGATTTAGATGATATTTTTAGAGTAAATAGTAGCAACGATATTATAATGTATTGTGCTAAGCCTGAGAAAACAACTGAACATGTATTAGCTAGATTCACTAACACAGATATACACATTATGAATAAGTCTGCAATAGAACGTAATATAGATAAACTATTGGCGCAAGGAGATACTCTATGAGTAGAGGATATATTTGCATAGCACAGAATAGTACATATGATTATCTTACTCAAGCATATGGTTTAGCCTTATCACTCAAAGCAACACAAAAAGAAAATGCAATTTGTGTATGCGTTGATGAGTATACTAAAACACAACTTACTGGTAAGCACAAAGAAGTGTTTGACCATATAGTTGATATCCCATGGAATGATGATGCTGGTGCAGACAAATGGAAAATTCATAACAAGTGGAAGTATCCACACATGACACCATTCAAAGAAACTATCATTCTTGATACAGATGTTTTGTTCACCCACCCTGTTGACCATTGGTGGGAACATTTATCTAAGAAAGATGTTTGGGCATGTACACATGTTAAGACATTTAGAAATGAACAAATAACAGACGATTATTATCGTAAGAAATTTACACAATTAGACTTACCAAACATATATAGTAACTTCACGTATTTTAAAGAATCTGATACTGCATTCGAATTGTTTAAAATGATTGAATTGATTATGGTTCATTGGAATGTGTACTATGATAAATTTCTTAAAGGAACAGGTCAAGACTGGATGAGTGCAGACTTGGCATATGCATTGGCTATACGTTTATTAGATTTAGAAGAGGAAGTTATTGATAATGATATTAAAGATGTACCTACATTCATACATATGAAAAGTTATATTCAAAATATTCCTAACAATAAGATATCAGGTATTTGGACAGATAGTATACCAAGTACGTTGACACATGACTTAAAAATTCGTGTAGCTAATTACGAACAGTCACTTCCTTTTCATTACGTTGAAAAGAAATGGCTAACAGAAGAAAAAATTAATATGTATGAAAAGGCACTGAATATATGAGAAGCACCGGGTTCACACATGAAACTGAAAAGGCAAGAGTAGTATACTTCAATGATGCAGGTGATATACTTAGTATTTCATCTAATCAAACAGAAGATAACCCATTACTTAAGAGTGCATGGTTTTCTATAGAAGCTATATTACCTTTTCTTACTGGAGATTTTAAGTTCTCAGACTATAAAGTTGTAAGCACAGATGATATATTTGTTTACGAGATTATTAAGTCTAAGGTAGATATAAAACAAAGAAGCAAAGATACTCAGTTATACAATTTGCCAGATACAAAGTATTGTGACATATCAGTAACATGGGATGGTTCAGAACTTTGCTTTTCTCCTAGTAAAAAAGTAATAAAGAATGCAAACGTAGATGAACATCAAAATGTTACAGTTGCAGGTAAAACTCATCACCCATTTTTCATAACATATGAAAACAGACCAGATTTTATTATACAAACAGTCTCTATTCCGTTCGCAAAGTTATTGAGTTCTGAAACTAGAGTTAAATTCGAATATAATAAATACAGTATAAGTTTATATACCCAGAAGTTTCTGGAAACATATTCATTCAGGAGAACATGATGAGCAAACTAGAAATCGGTGAATTAGATGTTTTTTATCTAAGTTACGATGAGCCTAATAAAGAAGAACATTGGGCAGATATTATAAGTAAATTTCCATTTGCAAAAAGAGTAGATGGTGTCAAAGGATTTGACAACGCACACAAAGAATGTGCAAGACAAAGTGATACAGAAAGATTTATTACTATTGATGGTGATAATATCGTAGATGAGAAGTTTTTCGATATCGAACTAACATTTCCAGCTGGTACTGATTTAGAAAATTCAGTTATTAGTTGGTCTGCAAAGAACGTAGTAAACGGTCTAGTATATGGTAATGGTGGTATTAAATGCTGGCCAGTGAAACTTGTATTAGATATGAAGACACATGAAAACGCAGTAGACGAAACAAAGAAAGTAGATTTTTGTTGGGACTTAAATTATATTCAGATGAATAACATTTATTCAACAGTACATAATGCAGGCTCACCGTTTCAAGCCTTTCGTGCAGGTTATCGTGAAGGTTCTAAAATGTCACTTGATGAAGGCAAGAAAGTACCAGTAGACGAATTTAAAAAACGTATATGGCCTAAGAACTATGAACGTCTAATTACATGGATGAACATTGGTGCAAATGTAGAGAATGGTATATGGGCATGTTACGGTGCAAGATTAGGTTGTTACGATACAAATCTTAACCCTGATTTTATTCTAGCAAACATTTCTAGCTTTGACTGGTTTAAAGAATACTTTGATAACACAGTGCTTCCTAAATTTCAAGGCGGAGACCAGAAGTGCGAAAAGACAAAAGTAGAATGGAATTATGAAAAACTATTTGATGCATGTTTAGAAATCGGTGATATCTTAGTAGATAAAATGGATATGGAAGTATGTGACCCAACACCAGAAGTAGCATCTTTCTTTAAACGTGTTTACACTAACCCACCAAGAGTTAATAACCCATTAGCAACAGAGAAGCAAACCGGTTGGGACAAATAGATTCTAATGGCAAATTATGACGATGATGCCAAATTAACAAGAGACAAACTAAATTCTCTTTCGCCATCAATGTGTATGGCTAAGTGGTTACAAGTCAGTTTGCATTTGCCACAAGGTAGAACACACAGTTGCTATCACCCTCCATCGCATCCGATTCCTTTAGCTGAACTTAAAAAGGATCCAAATGCATTACACAACACAGTCTTCAAGTTAGAAGAAAGAAAGCAAATGAAATGCGGCGACCGTCCTGAAGGTTGTCAATATTGCTGGAATGTTGAAGATGCACCTGATGCCCCAAAGGGTGGTAGACTGAGTGATAGACATTATCGTTCAAGTGAATGGTGGGTAAAAGATGCATGGGACGAAGTCGTAAACAACCCATGGGATCATAACATCACACCACGTTATGTAGAAGTAAACTTCAATCAAGCATGTAATCTAAAGTGTAGTTATTGCTCACCTCATCTAAGTACCGCATGGGAAGATGATGTTAAGAAGCATGGTGGATTTCGTTTTAGTAATGGTACAGGTCATAATGATATAGACTACTTACGTAAGACTGGTCTTATGCCACTTGAAGTAGCACGTAAAGACAATCCTTATATCGAAGCATTCTGGAAATGGTTTCCAATGATATACAGAGACTTAAAAGTTTTTCGTATGACAGGCGGTGAACCATTAATGGATAACAATACATTTAAAGTATTTGATTACGTAAATGAAAATCCAAATCCTTTTCTTGATTTGAGTATTACATCAAACATGTCTCCACCAAGTCCTAAGTTAATGGATAAGTTTATTGATAAGATTAAAGCACTAGAAGAAATTCGTGTATGGGAAGATCCAAAAAGATTTAATCCTGATAGTGGAAATCATTGGTATGTTGCACCAGCATGTAAGCATTTTAGTTTGTATGTTAGTGTCGATGGTGTAGGTAAACAAGCAGAATATATGCGTGACGGTTTAGACTTTGACACACTATATAAGAATTGTCGTAGAGTACTAAGTGAAACTGACGGTACAGAAATTTCTTTTATCAATACGTTTCAGTTATTGAGTATACCAAATCTACGTGGGTTCTTACAGATGATATTAGATTTACGTGAAGAATTTGGATATGAAAATCAAGAAGATAAAATAATTCAACCGCCTGACCATCATGGATTCAAACACCCACCATTTGTAAGAAAGAAACGTCAAAGAGTTTGGTTTGATATTCCGTATTTAAGATATCCTGAT